TCGCTTGAGAGGGGGGCACTGGTGAATGTTATCGTGCTACCGCTCACAGTGTACGCGGAATTCGGGTACTGGACAACCGCGGAAATACTGATGATGAGCGATTGCTCATTCTCAACCACCACGTTTTGCCCGCCTGACTGTAGGGTGAAACTTGTTAGTGAACCGTTGAATGAACCTGAGATATCATCAATAAGTTGATATGCGCCAGTTTGCGGGGTTCTTCCTATGTATGCCATCTATGCCTCTGGTTTCTCTGGGAATACCACAGCTTCTACTTCTGCTACTGTCGATAATCCGTTAGTAATATCTCTTAATGATTGTCTGTATGCTGTCATTTCAGCAGTCATAGTTTGGTCAGACAAGGCTAAGTAATCTGTTTGAGCTAGTAGTGAGTTTCTTTTTATTCTTAGATTATTCATTGATATTTCAAATGCTTTTGTATTATCTACTGTAATCATTCACCTACTCCATCTGTTAGTTCACTATCATCAATAGTCCAAGCATTTCTAAATTCTCTATCACTTGGTACTTCAGATACATCTACAATCTTATAAGCTAATCCTGTTGGTACATCTTTTCTTGCAATTTCTTCAACAGTTAAGCCACAGTTAGCGGGAATGATTATTCCTATGCTTCCGTCTGTGTTTTTATATATTATTCTTTTATCCATAATTTTTTCCTATCTGAATATTGCAACGTTAATTTGCGGAGTATCAACAAGGCTACCCGCAGTACTTACCAGTGCTAAGCGACATAAAGCGGTGGTTCTTGCAGTTGCTTGGTCATTTAAATAAACAGCACCAGATGAAGTACCTCCCGCACCACCAGAAGAACCAACAATAGAATAATTCGCATCAGGCATCGCATTCGTAAAGTTTACTGTGTAATCGCCAGTACCATTATCCGTAATACTAGTCACATTCCCACTATCTCTAATAGCTACTGTTCCTGTTCCATTAAAGTTTACCCATGCTTGTAATGTTTCTGTACCACTCACACTACCAGTAAACGCATAGGTGTCTGCAAGGTTCATACTCTCTGCTTGTATTTTAGATATAGCCATTAGATACCAAATGCCTCCTTAATTTCATCTACTGTTAATCCTAAGTCTTGGAGTTTTTGTTTAGCAGATGCTTTCTTGTTTTCTTTATCAATGATTGCTTGGTCATAGTCTGCTTGTAACTGTGCTAATCCGTCAATACATTCTTGTTCTGTAGGTTTTGTTTTTGAACTATCGTGAATGATTAGGTTTGCGTAAACTTTTTCATTACCACCAAATCCAAACCATTGTCCTGTATGTAAAGATACTAAATAATCTTCTAAAGTTTCTGGTCGCATTTTACGTATCTCCTAATCTAATAAATGTCATAGTTGTTGTATTGTAGTCAGTCTGACCTCTAAAAGTTGCGTTAGTCGCTTGTGCATTTCCTCCAAATTTTACTTTGATATTTGCTGTTGATGTTACGTCTAATAAAATCATACAAAAGGAACTACTGTTGGGTGCACCCTCAGTATTATAATCTATTGAAGTAAATCCTCTAGCACCTCTACTATAAGTAGAGCCACCATCAGTAGAAACATCTAAATTACCATTTATGTATGCTTGTAGATTATCAACATATGCCACTGAAAAATTATACATAACTAACCAATAACCTGTACTTGGAAAAGTAAAAACACCACCGCTCTCTGTCATTCCTGTTCCAAAATAACCTCCACTATCAGTATCAATTCTTTCTAAATTTGTTGTAAAATAATCGTCACTTCCAGTAGCTGAAAAATTTGTATTTAATCTCCATTGGTCTGCTTCGGTAATACCATTAGTAGTCGCAAAGGTACTTCCGTCAGCTAACTTAGAAGTAGCAATAGAACCAGCTAACATATCATTAGTAACAGAACCGACTGCTGGAGTCTTTGTGCCGACTGTTCTTCCTAAAAATAATACCCAACACTCATCACTAGCAGAGATAGTTCCCCCTAGTGTTAGTTGGTCGCCTGATACTGTATAACTAGATACGTTCTGTCTGACGTTATTGACAAAGACAGCTACATCTTCTTCATTAGATACAGAATAATCTAAAGTATAAGTAGCACTTCCTGTACCAGTAATCTGTTGGGAAGCAATACTTAGATAAGTATCTGTAGGTTGTACTCCAATATATGCCATTATGTACTAATTGCGTCTACATAAGATACAAGAACGTCTACCGCACTAGCTGTATCAGCATAGGCTTTAACGACATCTGCACTCTGTATGACAATCTTACTCCCAGAATCTATCAGTTCTAACGATCCACCTAAAGGTAAAGGTGCATCTTTAATCACATAATAATCTGTTCCACCAGAACTAATTAAAACAGTTACATTAACTGCTGTTGTGTATTTATTCACACATCTAATAGAAACGATTGCATCATCACTGTTAGATGTAACTAGTGTCGTAGGTGAACCAGATGAGTTTGAGATTGAACTTGCATATGATCTTTCAAAGTCTTGTGCCATTTATTTCTCCTTTATAATGCGATAGACATAGCTGTCGCAAATCCTTTCGTTGCAAATCCACTGGTATCAACAGCTTCAATACTGTTCCATGTAGATCCATCATAATATTTAAGTACATTACTTGTTGTATTAAAGTATAAATCTCCAGCTGTCAAAGCATCTCCGTCATTGTCTACTGTGGGATCAGATGCTTTAGCACCTAAGTATGTATCATCAAAATTATCAGCGGCAGCTTCAGCAGCAGCCTGTGCAGTTTCAGCGGCACTTTGAGCAGTTTCAGCAGCAGTCTGTGCATTACTTGCATTCGTTGCAGATGTTGCAGCAGCACTAGCAGATGTCGAAGCATTACTTGCTTGTGTGGTTGCTGTACTAGCAGACGTTGAAGCATTGCTTTCTGATGTAGCAGCAGCAGTTGCTGAATTTGCAGATGCAGTAGCTGATGTTGCAGATGCACTTGCTGATGTTGCAGATGCACTAGCACTATTAGCAGAATTTGTTGCTTGAGTAGAAGCTGTTGATGCTGAAGATGCAGCATTAGTTTCGCTTATTCCAGCATTTGTTTCAGCTGTTTCAGCTCCAGTTCTAGCTGTTTCCGCAGCTGTTTGAGCTGTTTCAGCATTAGTTTCAGCTAACTCAGCAGCAGTTTGTGCAGTCTGAGCGTCTGTTGCTGAACTTGCAGAAGCTGTTGCAGATGATGCAGCAGCCGTTGCAGATGATGCCGCCGCACTAGCTGAGCTAGTAGCCGAAGCTGCATCTACTATTAAATCATAATAAGAACTATTGGCATTACTAGATAATGGCTGAGAACCACTAGAAGTGTGAGCTGTATTAATAATATATATGTTCCCATTACTAGTATCTTTAACTAAATCTCTTTGCACATATGGAGTAGCAGTACCCCAATTACCTTTATAATTACCAATTTCTTGGGAAAATAATAAACCATCTCCACTACTATTAACTGAAAGTATTTTATTCGCTACTAGTTCAGGAAATGTTAATCCAAATGCAGTAGATGTTGTAGAAGATGCTCTAGGAGATAGATTAATATCTACACTTTGTTGTTGCATCATTGCAATAATTTTGTCTAATTCTGTGTTTAAAGATTCAATAGGAAATGTACCAGTGGTAGCAAAATCAGTACTTCTGGATATTGGTAAGTTTCTAGTAATGGTATATTTATCATTAATAGTAGCTCCACCACCTAGTGTAATTGATCCACCACCAGTAACTCCAGCACCACTAACAGAGTATTGTAATGCAGTAGAAGGATTTGCAGCTAAAGTTAAAGTAGTAACTAGTCCAGTAGCTATTGCTGTTTTTTCTACTACTAAATCACTATCAGCAAAAAATTCAAATGGAACACTAAAAGATGTTTGACCAGACGTAGCTGTATATTGTATTCTAGGTGATACATCTGATATAGTTATTGCCATTTTATCTTAATACTTTCTGTTCTAGTTTGTCGTATACTGAATCCAAAAACCATACATTCTGGAATGGTACTAGTCTACGCACATTCCTTGCTGTGTGATGATTGTATTTACCTGTACCCCATGTCCACATAATGTCTGCTATATTTGCAATTTGACTAGCAGTTGGTCCTAATATGTCAGGAATAGGATTATTTAATAAATCTTTGTAAGTTCCATAAGGTTTTTTACCATTCAATAATGGTCTTAATCCTATCTGATTATTACCTAATCTTTCTATTGAATTGTTAATATCAGAAAAGATACCACCTAGGCCTGATCTATCAAAACCATCTACTAGCTTTTGACCAAATGGTTTTTTACTATAATCTCTGTTAAATTGTTTTTGTCTAAACGCATCTACCATCATTCCAGCACCCATTAATAGCAAGACACCTTGCATAAAATTCATGTCTTTTTCTTGTAATCCACGCATTAACATTCTTTGTGTTGCTGCAGCACCAAATTTTTTAAATTGTGATAAAGCACCACCTAATTCTGTATTAGCCCATAATGGAACATCACCTTTACTTGGTGTTACAATATCTACATTAACTTGCTTAGATAATCCTTGATGATATATTTCAGCAGCTTTACGAGCTTCTGGAGTATCATCCCATGCATCACTATTAGCTACACGCATATGTTTAAAATCATTACCATCTGCTTTTGTAGATATTTTTCCATTTTTACCTACTCCATGCTTTTGATATTGTTTATATATTTCTCTAGCAGTAATATCGTCTATTCCCAAAAAGTTTAATCTAGCTCTATTGAGCTTAGAAATACTTTTTCCTGTAGCTATTCTTTCTACATTTTCAATAATTCTAGTACCATTAAAGAATCCAGCCATAGTTTTTACTGAGGCATTCCAAGGGTTACTTGCATTAAGAAAAGTAAAATAAACATTACCTACTTTGCTCATTCCCCTTTCCATTTTATTAAATACACCAAAAGCATCTTCCATTCCATACATACCCATTGCTCTAGAACTATCAATCATATCTAATGCTTCACCACCTAATTGTGTGGAGTTCTTAGACATCTTTAATATTTCTTTAGCCATACCACTTTGGAACATTTCAGTTTGTACTTTAAATGTTTTGGTTAATCCATTAATCATAACTAATCTAGCTGTGTCTACTACTTGTGCAATACCAGTTAGCATAGTAGTAGCATTGTATAATTTCATCATTCTTAAACCTCTGCTAAATGTTCTGTTAGGATCTTCAGCCAAACCATATGTTCCTCTAATTAAATGAATACTTGCATCTAAATCTGTAAGGTTTTTAATTTGTTGTTTTGTTAAGAAATCTGATAATGGTCTAGCATTGTAATCAAATCTTTGATTATAGTATGTATCATATTTATTATTCTTCCTTAACATATCATCTGTTATTTGTATTATTCCTTGTTGGTAATTTCCATCTTTTGACCAACGAGTACCATATCCCATAGGATCACCAAACACTTTTGTAACTTCAATATCAGGAACTACCTGATTAAAGTAATGTCTTTGTAACAGCATGATATCATCTTCCATAAACCCATTTTCCATTAACTTTGTATAATCTATATCTAAATCTCTACCTAAAAATCTACTAGATATTTTATTAACTTCTCCTAATGCTTCTTCTGGCATTTCGTTAAGAACATCATCAATTTGTCTTAATCTAAGAGTAGGCTGATATTGCATAAAAGATTCAATAATATCATCTATAACATCTTTGTGGTATCCAACACCACCCATCCAAGCCTCAACTTCTTCTTCTGTCATATTGTTGCTTTGTCTTAATAAAGTAGGATTCTTTTTAGCAATCTTTTCTAATTCTTCTCTCATAATGCTTTTAAATAAATCTGGATTAGCATCAATAGCATCTCTTTTATAAAGAGGGTTAATATAATTCTTTCTTAAATGAATACCTTTTGTTTCCATTAATTTTAATTTAGCTTTAAGCTTTCTTTCTAAAACAATAAGGTTTTCTAATTTTTGTATTTTTTTAGGATCACTAACAGGTTTTCTACCTTTTATGCTACCATCCATTTGTTTAATAAACATACCAACTCTATCTATTTGGTACTTATGCCATGCAATAGAAATACCAGCTTCTTGATATTCCTTACCTAATGGAGCATAAAATAAATCTTCTACATGTTTAGCAGCTGCTCTAACTTCAGGCTCTACAGCTAAGTCTGGATTTAATTTTGCTTTAGTAACAGCAGCAGAAAATTCTCTAGGCGACATTAATCCATCTCTAAAGAATTTAGTATTTAATGTGCTTTCAACAATATTCTGAGCTTGCTTACCATGTCTTTTTAAATAAGCATTGTATTCATTCATTACTGCATCATCACTAATTTTAACCATATAATGACGAGATTTAATCTTTCTTTCTATAGTAGGACTTGAAGCTACACCTTCATAATTACCTCTAGTAAGCAAAGGATTTTCTAATACCGAAGTTATAAAGTCTTGTTCTTCTAATCCACCTTTGTCTAACACTCTTAACAATGGTGTGAAACCAGACTTCTCTCCTAAATAACCTAACCCAGTAGGTTGAATTTGATTAGCTTTAATCCATTCTGCTTCTGTTCTTGGACCTATTCCGATATCGGCAGCACCTACTGATTTGTCTTTATAGACACCACCACCTACGTTTTTAATTCCATAGTGGTTATCAAAGTCATCTAACTTATTAGCCATATCATCAAACGACTTACCAGCAATTTTGTTATTTATAGCTGGGAATAAAGCTGGCAATAAGAAACCACTTGCAGAAATTAATACCCCTTCTTCAAATGTCCTTGTAGGACTAATCCCTTGTTTGATTGCTTCTTCAGTAGTAATCATACTACCTACTTTACCTGATCTCATTAATCTACTTCCAGTCATCATAAAACGACCAGCTTTTGTAAACATAAACAAACTAGACGGATCTGTTAATCCACCTAATATTCTACCAACAATATAGGCTGGTGATCCATTTTGTTTTTTACTATCTGTTTTGAAATCAGCAATTAATCTTGCTGTATGCTTTGCACTCTTACTATGTAAGAAGTTACCAATATACGGTTCTAAACCTTTAACTTGAAAATCTTGAAATATGTTATAATTAGGATCAGTAACAAATTCTGTGTTATCTTTTGCAACGCTAGAATCAACAATATATTTAAATCCTATCCCAAATATATTTTCATCAACCCAACCAGCTCCAACATCTCTTATATCTTGGAAATAATTAATAGGCTCAGTTGGATCTGGTCTACCATTAATTATTGGTTTTAGTTGGCTAACATCACCTAATGTAGATACGTCGCCCATACTTTAATCTAAATACGACTTTTCTTTTTTGTAAATCTGTGCAGCTTTATCTTGTACTAAATCAGGGAAGTATGTTTGTTGTCCTTGCGACCAAGCTGATATAAAACCAGCTACATCTTCCATCATAGTTCTAAAACCACCATAACCACCATATGCCTGACCTTCAGCGTCATTCCATAACTCATTTAATAATGATGGTTCATAACCTTTTAAGTCTTTTATATTTCCTTTTAAATTAGAATAAAACTCATTTGAGCCTTCTTTATAACTTCCAAAATTACCAATATATTTCATATCACCAGTTTCTAAATAATTCTTTAAAGCTTTTTGGAATCTAGGACCAATCCAAGTATTGCTATTATAAGCTAACTTAACTAACGCTACAGCTAAATAAGCATTTTGGTTTGTTGCTAAATTATCAATTCCAGTTATTTGCTCTACCATAGCTAGCTTATCATCTAGCATTTTCATCATAACAATATTATTGTGTTCTCTAGTTATTAATTCTTCACCTGTTAATAACTTGTCAATGTTATAACCAAGTTTTGTTAATTCAGCTTTAACTGTTTCATCTTTTAGTGATAACCCAGTACCAATTGTAGGATCTCCTTTTTCTGACATCATTAAGTCATATTCAGCTTTTTGTAATTTACTTCCTTCAGCTGCCATTTGAATTAAACCACCACCAACACCTCTAGATCCTGTAGTAAATGTTTTATTTCTATCTCCTGTAAAACCAGAATCATATGCCTGTGCATAGAATCCACCTTCTTGTTTAGTAATAGTATCCATTAATAAGTTAGTTGCTGTAGTTTCAAATCCCATGCTTGTTTCTTCTTTCCCTGAGAATTTGCTAGCTCTTGTATCTATAAATTCACCAGATTGTTTTTGTTTTTGATAAGTTATAAAATTAACTTGATTTTCCTGTAATTGTCTTTCTACAGTATTCATGTCAATATTAACATCAGGTAACCATTCAATATCATTAAATAATCTACCTAAATCTTCTATTCCATTTTTACCTTTATTGTATCCATTATAAATTAAATTAAACATACCTTTTAAAGTATTCATTACTAATGGCTGTTCTTCAGGTTTTAAAAATCCATAACTTTGAAAAAATACATTTGCTTGGATATTATCTTTTTTCCATTTCTGCCAAGCATTATTTTGAAACTCTGCTCTAACGCCTTCTAAACTAAGAGAAGAACTAAGCTCTCTATTTAATTGAGGCTTAAATCCTAGATTTGGATTATTCGGATTATTTAAAGCCATAAATATACCATCACCATCTAAGTCTAATGATATTCTATAAGTTGGATCTCCTACGCTACTTTCATCATAATCGAATCTAACTCTTTTATTATCCCAAAGACCTAGTATGTTTTCAGCTGTAAAAAAATCAGAACTAATTCCAAGTGCTGCTCTTTCTCCATCATTCATGTTTAGTCCTCTTCTGATAATAGTCATAGTAGCATCAGATTTAATTGCATCTTCTGACATACCTTTTTCCATGTATGTTTTAAACATAGGATATTTAACTAGTTCAGGCATTAATTCTCATCATATCCATAACCCATTAATCTAACTGTATTTAAGATATAAGGTAATTGTTCTTTATAAGCTTTCTTAATAGAATCTTCAGTCATAGTAGATAGAAAATTTTTGTTATTAAAAGAGCTTGCTATTCTTAATTTAATTTGTGATTCAATCTCTTGTACTACAAAATTAAATGAAGGTTCTAAATCTTTATCTCTGTACATTATATTAAATTCATTATTACCAGTCATTAAATCAGTATCTGCAAAACCAAACCCCCACCAAGGGCCATCTTCTTGTGCATCTTCTACAAAGTCCATAGTTAATTTATTCCAATCAATATTACTTTCTTGCATAACATCATCTATCTTATTTAGCTTTTCATCTAAAGTAGTTGTGTCTGGATTTATTTGAGAATACCAATTTTCAATTACAAGCTTTTCTTGTTCATGCGTATCTATGTTTAGATCGTTTAATTGTTTTTCTGTAAGGTCAGCTAACTTGTCATCTAGCCTTTTTACCTTACTTAACTCTTTATGTAATTCAAGTAATTGTGGAAACAGCTCATTTGCTTTGTCATTTTTAAATGACAATTTTCTTCCTTTTGTTAGATTTAAATTATTAGCAAACTCAGACATTATTCTTAACTGTTTTCTATCATCTGATTGTTCAAAATTAAACGTATCTGCACTAGCAAAATAAGTATCTATTCTTTCTGGAACTGCACCATAAACCTTAGATATGTTTAATAATGATGTTAATAGTAAATTATCATTAATTGTTCCGTCATCTAAAACACTACTTAAATCCATATTGTTATATACATTTCTACCAATCTCTGGTGCTATAGTATTGATAACTTCAAACATTTGTTGGTTCATTGCTTCTTGCATTAACTCATCTTTAGTAATCTCAATACCCATATCATTTAAATATCTTGTTTTATTTGCTAGTTCTTGATCTATTTCAAACCCACTTAACTTAGAACTAACCATATATTCGCCACTTTCTTCTTCTTGAGTAAATGATGATATATTACTACTTACATCTTTAATGATTTTCATTTTAGTATTAGCATCTAATAAACGATCTAATTGATCTTCGTTAGCACCAATATTTTGAGCTATTACTCTAAGTTCTTCATCTGGATAAACATATCCATCTTCTATTAAAGCTATTGTTTGTATTACACTTTCTTCTTTATCTTGACTTAATACTATTTGTTGTTTTTTAACATTAGCTTCATTTGCTTGATTCCATTTATCAATTTCTAATTGAACATCTTTTAATATTCCTTCTCTATCAATTCTGTCAGTATCTTTATAAACTTCAGCTCCAGCTGTTTCATCATGTTCTGGATTATCTATATAGTTTTTACCCCAACTATTTAACTGTTCCATTACTTTAGAAACTTCAGTTTTATATCCTTCTGGTATTTTACCAGCTTGTTGTATTACAGCTGTATCTATTGCCTGTGCATTTTGTAAATTAAATGTAGCTTGACTAATTAATCTTGTAGTTTCAAAACCTATAGATAAAGATTTACGAAACTCATCTGGTGTTCCTAGTTGATTAGCTAATTGTTGTTGAATGCTAGCTGGATAAGAATTATAAACTTTTTCGTAATCAATAACACTATCTGACATTTCAGGAAGTAAGCTTTCTGTCCAATATGATTGCATTTCATTTGGATTCATTTTCATAATAGCTTCTTCTCTAAATGCTATAAATTCTTTATGATTAGTTGCAAAGTTAGCTAAGTCTACAATATCTTTTTGAGCTTTGGCTTCTTGCCAAATTTGATCTCCATATTGAAATGCTATATTTCCAGTAAATTCTTTTGCATAGTTTTTAAATCTAGTCGGAGCTTCGTTTACTAATGTGCTGATATAAGAATCAGTTGCTTTTGTAAATCCATCTGGATCATCATAATGTACTCTTGAAAGCTCAGTTAATGTTTGTCTTGATTTTAATTTAAAATCAGTTTTCCAAGCTACTTCTTCAATGTTAGCTTGTCTTTCTCCAAAAGCACTTAATACTTTACTAGCTCCTTGTGCTGCTAAAGCTAATCCACCATCACCTGAATAAGTATCAACAACTCCCATTCTGCTTTGAATAGAGCTGACTGTACTTTGTTTTTGTTTATCTCCTGAAGTTAATGCCATTATGTTTTATAATATTTATAATCTCCATAACCACCTACTAATCCAGCAATAGCAGAAGTATAACCACCAAAGGTTACTGCTTCCATTCTAGCTTGATTTTCAAATGCCATTTGTCTGTATTTTAGATCAACAGATTTTCCCATTAATCTAATATCTGATATATCTTTGTTTCTATTCTGAATTACTTGTTTATTCATATTTAAGAAAGACATACTATTATCTGCATATCCAGCTATTGATTGATAAGCTAAATTGTTAGCTAATTCTTTTTGAGCATATTGATTTCTTGCATTTTCTTCTTGTGCTGCTGCTAGTGCGGCCATTTTAGATTCTGTTTCTAGTCTGTAATTTTCTCTATTAAGAGCCGCTTGTTGCGATCTCATAGAAGAAATAGTACCTACAGCTGATACACCAGCTGACATTAACATTAATGTTGAAGCACTAATTTGCATTATGAGAACTGTATCTCCATTGCCAATCCTAATACCTTTAAGGGTAAAGGACTTGTTTGTGAAATTGTAATTGTTGGCGACTTACTATAACCCAAGAATGAAAATTCTTTTTTACCAGCTACTGAAGATAAATCTTCTCCTATGTTAAAATCAGCTTGTTGAATTATTAATTCTTTTGAGGTTAAATCTGAAGCTTTCATATTTACATCTAATCCACCTGAAATATCTATTATAGCTTTATTAATCCTTCTTGGCTGTCCTGTCAATGGTCCAGTATCAATTTCTTTATCAATAGGCATAGTTTCTAATATAGGCGTAAAGTTAAATCCTACATTAACCCCAGTAGGTTGTGGAGCATTAACTAACGTAATTCTATTATTACTATCAATTTCATAAGAACCCAACGCACCATTTCCATATACAGCTTCTATTTCATTAGTAGGTTCATAGATAGAATTTACTGTATGAACGAATCCTTTAACTATTGTTATTACTGCATTATCAGCTGGACTAACTGCTAAAGACTGATCTAGCTGTATGCTGTATTCATTTACATTTGTATTTGTAACAGCTTGAATTGTATAAACAGTAGAATCTCCATCAATAGTAAATGTTTCTTGTATACTCGGAGCTGTTGTAAATCCGTCAGTTGTTAGTGTGCTACCACTTTGGCTAGCTCCATTAACTAAAGGCGTACCTTTTTGATATACTGTAGTAGTAGTAGAACAATCTAGTGTATTAGAATCATCATTGCTAAATTTTTCTAATAGATACTTAGTTCCAGAAGGTAGTATTCTTTTAGTAACTACAAATAAAAACTCATTAACAGATGTAATGCTATGAAAATTATCATTTGTTTTGGTATTCCAAATAGTCCAACCAGCAATCTTTTCATCTCTAATACTATGAAACACAGCTATTTGCCCATTTAAATTATTTCCACTATTTAGAAAATAAGCGAACTGTTCTGGTCTTTCTTCATTACCAGTCATCATAGTTATTTGTTTTGGATTATCTATTAACTGACTAGACAAAACAGATATACTATTAGATTTATATGCTTGTTCTAAATCAGAGTAAACATACTCACGAATAGATTTTCCATTTTTAGAAGAAAATATTGTTGCTCCGTCAAATGGTGTTGGTTTAGCTCTATTACATCCATAAGGTGTTTGTCTTAAAAAAGATATAGTAGCTGGTGTTATAGCACTATCATTACCTTGAGGAACATAATATTCTCCAGAATCTGTAAATATTTGTAAATTTCTACCTGATATTAAATGTCTTATTTCATTAACAGTATCAGCTGTAATATTAACATTAATAGCTTCATTAGCTAATCCTGTTCCTAAATCAAAATTAAAATAACCACCAATTTCTGATGCGATTACAGAAGAAGGATTATCTCTAACTCCACCAAACCATAATCTATTATCATGGAATGTAACTGCTTGAGGATATCCTCTAACAGCAGATATTAGTTCTTCTTCCCAATTAGCGTGTGGCCCAACACCAGATATTCCAGCTTCAATAATAGTTCCTTCTAATTCAGTAGCAGAGTTATATGCTGTAATCTTAATTTGTTTATCATCTACTTTTAAATAATGACCTACATAATCGCTAGTCCATATTGCTGAAGATACTGTAATAGTTCTACCTGTACCAGTAGCATCAGTAGATAATGTAACTGTTACTCCAGCCTCAGCATACTTGTAAAATGGAGCATGAGTCTTGTATGCACCTGATACTACTACATCTTCATCTAATTCAAATTCATATAAAGAAACTGTAAAGTTAGTAGCACTTACTCTTTTAATTTGTATTATGGGATTGTTTCTATTACATATAAAAACTGTATCAGCAAACTGAGCATAACTAAGTTCAAACAATTGAGAGGTAGTCCAATTACAATTACTTGTAATGTTAGACTGAATAACATCACCATTATAATCATAAACATCTAATCTATTATTAGATAAAGCAAAAATAGCTACTTCATCTTCCGCAAATATAAAAGGGATTATTCTAGCTTCTGCTGGTAATTCATTATTAAATTTAGTAGAAGGTCTACGCATAACGCCACCTTCATCTAATAGATACCAGTTTTTACATTGCCTAGCACCTTCAAAATATGCTTTAGCGTCTGTTCTAGCGTTAAGTAAAGGGTTTAGCTCACCAGCTGAGAAGTTCGTAAATACTTGTCTTACTTTTCTTGGCATTAATAATTAACAAGCCCACTTCGACTGCTCCTTCTTTCAGCTATAAATCTTGTAGTATTTAACTTCTTAGATGTAGTTTCTTGAGAAGCAATATTTCTAGCTTTAATTAATTGTCTTTCTGCTTTAGTTTCGTAAGAATTAATAATATCAGCATCTCTACCTAATGCTCCACCATAAGCACTAGCTAACTTGTATATTAAAGCCAATCTAAAATATGTAGGAAATAAAGATTCATCTTGTCTAAATACATAATCCATATAAACTTTACTTTCAGAACCATATCCATTTAAATAAATTTTATCTTCATACCTTGCATAAGGAATAGGATTGTCATTATTAGTAACTGTCATAATTGTTATAACAGCTGGATCAGTCGGCATTTGATATGCATATTCATATCTTGATGTTGGTGCATCAGCTAATAAAGATAGTTCTTTCTGGCCCATAGCAAATCTCCAATGAGATTCTGCTAGAGTAGATTCCACTACTTCTTCATAAATAGTGTTTGTAATTAAAGCTTCAGTTGAGTTATCAGTAAAAGAGGATATTGGATTAGCTCCTACTAAAACTAAAGCTCTTGACGCTATATCTACTTTAGTTACAGCCATTTAACTTCTTTTTACTCTTTGTACTCCACCTTCAACATTTGGTATAATTAAGGATAAATTATTACCACTAATGTTTGATATTTTATATTTAGTAGCTAAATAAGAAGCTGTTTCTATAAACTCTTGCCTTCTTTTTGTAGGATCATTTGATAACACTATACTATCAAGTATTGCTAATTTAGTTCTAACATCATCAATTTCTTTAGCTGTTAATTGCTGTGCAGAAAATACTGCATTAGCATTCTTATCTTTAAATGTTGTACTAAACCTACCATCTCTTAATCTATTTACTGTATATTCTGATTCCTTAGGTGTAGAAGATTTTAACATAGATGAATTTAATGCTGCTGATACACCTAATCCAACCGCACCACCAACAGCTATAGCACCCAGTTCTCCTTTTTCTAATGGTCCACCTACAGCATCAATGATTTTATCTTTATTTAATGATTTAACTTTTTCAGTTGTATTCTTTGCTGCTTTTTTTGTTGCTGTTACTCCAGCACTAATTCCAGCACTAACTTTAGTTTTTGTATCTTTTGCTACTTTTTTAGTTTTTTCTAATACTGGTTTTGTTTTTTCTACTACTTTTTTTGAAACTTCTTTTGTTTTGTCAATAACTGGTTTTGCTTTACTAGCAACAGTTGCTGCTGCCGCAGATCCAGTTACTTTTTTTGTATTTACTTTTACTGCTTCTTTTAATTTGTTTTTTTGTTTTGTAGTTATATTAATAGCCTTTTTCAGACTTTTATTTTTGAGTAATTTTTGTGCTAATTTTGCTGCTATACCTATTGCCATTTTTTATCCTTAATTATTTAGTGGGGGATTGCTCCCCCACCAATTTTTATTATTAAGCAAGTAATGCTGTAGTTACAGTAGAAGATGACGAAGCAGATACAATTAAAATATCTACAACGGCGTTTGCTCCACCACTATTTACAATAATAACATCACCAGCAGTTAGCTCCTCATTTGCTAATATAAAATAATCAGCATCATCAATAAGGGTAATTGCATCACCATCTGTGTAATACCATAAAGAATTAGTATCACCCATTTGAGTTGCTTTTTTTAACGGATTTGAGATTTCATATGCCATTTAATTACTCCTTATTCTGCACACTTCTGGATACGAATACCATTGGTATCAATAAGAACTGATCCCATAGATAAGTATGATGTTAATAGATGTGCTACCTTCTCAGGAATGTAGTTTACTTCAGTTCTTACTTCTGAACCTACACCTAATCCCATTGATGACTTATGCCATGCAACAGTATGTCTGTCAGTTGAACCAGAGCTTTCTAATCCTGAGTGTACGAATGTTAAGAATCCTAAGAATCTTTTCGCAGTATAATTCATACCAGCAAAAGGTAATTGAGAAGGACCAATATAGTCTAGGTTTACCCAGTTATCTTCTGAAAGCAAATCACCCCATTGATTTGGACCAATAGCCCAATATCTTTGGTCGTCATCAGGAACATCATTGTTCCCAAATAACGCTTGCATGTCTTTGAACTTATCAACATTCATGTCTGTAGCAAGACTTGTTGCTCCATTAGCACCAGCGTTGTTTGCTACTTGTGTAGCAGATTCCATAGCTGTTGTAATGATGCTATCAGTCTTACGACCTAAAGCGTAAGCTGCATTGTTAGCAATTACAGCTCTTTCGTCAATGTTAGTCTTAAGCTCGTCTAATTTATCCACATAGTCAGATGCATAGTAATCAGCAAGTGTTGCTGTTACGTTTGTGTGAGAAATGTTCATTGCTACAACCTCAGCGTGTCTAGCTTTAGTTGTTGCTTCTCCTGTTCCTACTTTTTGGAACTTAACAGATTCACCTGATACACCATTAACAGTACGGATTAAATTCTTGAGCTTACTACCCATTCTTTGGTATGCCATATGTACCTCAGCTTCAAACTGGGTAATAAAAGCATTATTTATAGATGCACTCATTTTTTCTCCTTTGAGTTAGTTAGTTTATGTAAAAAGATTATCTCTTTTGGAAGCAATCGTTATCCAATACAGGGCGATCCTAATGCCATCTGAGGTCTTATAGCTAATCAGTTACATAAATAACTAATGAGTTCAACGCACAAATTTAAATGATTTGATATTTTCTGTAGGTATGACTGTTAAATCGCCTATATCTGTATCGTTATAGGACATAGCGACAATACAAGAGTCTTTATTTTTTACTAATAATAAACCCTCTGTAGTATTTAAAGCTGGTTTAAATTTTATAGCTTCTTCTGGATCAAGCCATATGGCATAGCTTATCGCATCTCTCCATATGACTTTAACTTTTTTTAGTTTAAACTTTCCTACTACTGTACTTTTCGTAGAGGTCTGTAACTTTTTTGATGTATGCTGGATCTTTTGCTCCATCTTTCCAATACCTTTCATCATTCATCATTGATCTTAAATCTAAAGGATCAAGAGATACGTCTATTTTTGTTTCAGTACTTGGTATAGGAGCATCTTTATTAAGCTTCATTATTTCTTCAATAGCTCTAACTCCATCAGCTGTACTAGCTAAATTAGATATAGCTTCATAGCTACTTTCAGTTAAATTCTTTTTAGCCCATAAATCAGCTGATTCTATTCTTTGATTAGCATTCTCACCTAATAAATTTATTTGAGATTCTCTATCAGGTAATCCAGATATTTCATTTTGTACAAAAGCTTCTATTCCTTTGTTGAAATCTTCATTGCTTAATCCTTTTGATCTAGCTGTTTCTTGCCACCATTGTAATAAAGGTTGATCTGGATCAACATCTATTTGAACTCCATCTGGTAGTTCTGGTAATTGTATTTCATATGATTCTGGTGCTTGACCTTTGATATCAGCTAGTACTTCTTCTCTGATACTACCAGCTAATTCTTCAGTTCTTTGACCTAATCTTTTCTCTAGTGCTTTGTAAGATGCACCTAGTTCTTCTACGTTTACTTCATTTAAATCTTTATTCCAAAACTTTTCTGGAACATATGAAGGAATATCACTACTAGATTCTTCCGTAGATGTTTCTGTATTTTCATTTACTTGATCTTCACTCATTAGTATTACCTCGTTTTATTTTATTTTTTATAATGTGTAATAAATACCTTTGTCCTTCTAAATGCCACAATGTCGAATCTGTCGCTTGTGGTGAACATACGCTATTTATAGTTATTGATTCTAAATACTCAATAACTTTTTTTCCATTTACTTGATTAAATACAGAGGTAAATATTTGATCTATTTCTTTAGATTCTGCTTTATTAGATGTTTTGTTCTGTAGGTTCTGCCAACTCATTTGGTTGCATATTAGCCTGTTGTTGTTGTCTTTGCAACTGGGAAACCATTTCTTGCTGTTCTTCTGGGCTTCTAATTAACTTTTCAGGTAAGTTCATTTTGTCTACAAGATACCTAGCTATTTCGTCTTGTTTAACTACCATGTTTAACATATCTGGACCAAATGTAGTACCCAGTATTTCAGAGAATCTCATAACATCAGCAATATCTTGTTGGTGCTGTGCTTGTGATAATGGTGAAGTAGACACTACTTTTACTTCTCTATTATTAACTGTAGGTATTTGTATTTTACCTTGTTTAGTTAATATTCTAATTACCCTTCTTAGTAAGGGTGTTACAAACTCTGATTGTAATCTTCCGAATGATGATCCTATTTGTCGTGATAGATCAGACATTCTTTCTGCTACTTCAGTAGCTGACATAGGTGTACCTTCTGGTCTACCTAATGTTTCCATGTATAAAGCCTTTTTAATATTTGCTCTCATATCTCCTAAGATTAATTGAGCTACATCAAATCTACCAGCAGCTGGTAGTGCCTGTAATCCTCTGCTGTTTGGTGCGACAGGGATTAGACTTCCGGGCTGTAGTGCAATATTTTCTGGGTTTATTACTCCATCATCTTCAAAAGTATATATTCCAGATATACTCATTTGAGCATTTTGTAAGATTAGCTCTACTGTTAAGTTTGTAGTTTTAATTGCAGCCATTGCATTAAAAACTGGACCACGACCATAAACTTCTCCTGAAGCTTTGTTCCATCTGTATACAATGTAAGGATTTGATCCACTTCCTTTAAGTTCTTTTTCATAAATCATTTCTTGCATACCCATACAAACAACACAGTATTTATATCTTTCTTCATTAGGCTTATCGTATAATTTAAATACACCTTCTACTATTTTAGCTTTACTATCTCCGTCATCAGAAATTTTCTTCATCATTTCTGGAGACATTTCAGCTTTAGGATATGCTGTTAATATCTGATTATAATTCATGTATCTAGTTCTAAAGACTGTATCAACTTTATTATCAGGTCCATTATTAAGCATAACTCTTGGTAAAGGTATCGCTTGGAAATTTATAGGATTAAGACTATCTCCTTCTTCTACTAATAGAACAGCAGTTCCAATAGCCAAGTCCATAAATGATTCATGTACTTCTTGATTGAAGTTAGATCCACCTAATACTTCAAATACATATTCAGTAATAGCATCTAACTGTTCATTAACTTGTGGTATTGCTTCTTCTGGTATTTCAGAACCAGCTTCAAAGTTTGCCCAACGACCATAAGTTGGAACCATTCCAGCTTGTAATCTTGATGCAAATTCTTGTATTCCTACTACAGCTGTTTCGTCAAATATCTTATCTGTTCTTCTTTCTCCAATAGTTTCTTCATAAAAGGATTCTCTTTGAGGCATTGTATATTCATACGCTTCCTCATATTTGTCTTTCCAATGGTCAAAGATATATTCAGAATCTCTAAATTTTTTAATAAAAGAAGCTACTCTAGGATCGTTCCCTGAGTATGGTTCATCATTTTTTGGGGAATCAATATATGGCATATTAGAAAGTAGTATATCCTGAATCTAAATCTCCAGATTTCATTTTACCTAGAAATGTTTTTGCTGAAGATACTAAGAACTTTCTATTAGGACTTCCACCTTCGCCACTTTTAGCTAAGGTCTGTATTCTCTTTAAAGCTTTTTCATCACCTCTAGCAGCTGCATCAAAATCATTTGCTACTTTAGGTGTATCTCTAATATCTATTGTTTTTTGAGTTGTGCTTGATGTAATTGTTTGATCTGCCAAATCTTTTTTTGCACCTGACATATAATCTCCAACATATTGGCTATATGGTCTTTTACTCGCATAGTAAGCTGCTGAAAAAAATGAAGGCATACCACTAAGTCCTGTTGCTAATGCTCCAGCTATTTGTGTAAATCTTTGTTGAGAATCATACATCTGTCTTGATAAAGGTATTCCTACATTCCTTGTTGCTTGATATGCTCTATTAGCTTCTGATGTAAATGTTAAACCTTTATCTGTTTGTACTCCAGTAGTAAATGATCCATTCTTTTGCATTGTTCCTAAACCTTGAGATGCTAGGTATTGATTTCTTGCTTTTTGATATTCGCTACCATACATTTGATTTTCAACTTTTGTTGAAAAGAATCCAGTAGGGCTTGTGCTAGCTCCCTTTATTGGTCCAGCTACTGTTGTTCTAATTCCTAATTTTTCTTTAGCATACTTATCTGCTTCTAATGCAGTTTGTTTTGCTTTGTTGTCAGCTTTTGCTTTAGATGCTGATCCACCTTCGCTACTCAAATTTGTTCTCCATCTCTAAAAAATCCTTGCCTACCTGACTTAGAAAATAAAGTTCTACTACCTAACATACCTTTAGCTATTCTTTTCTTTTTCTTTTTTTCAGCTGCTTCAGCTTCAGCTTTAATTGCTTCTTCTTCAGCTTGCTTTCTTTCAATATCTTCTCTTAATGCTTTGTCAGCTGGAGTTTCTTTATATTTTGTAGATCCAAATAAATTTCCCATGAATTATAAATCTATCTCAGAATATCCATCTTTTTTCAACGCACAATATAACTGATAAGGTGTAAAGATCCACCATTTATTATAACCAATTAATCGTTGAACGTAACTCACACAGCTATGTTCTTTTATCCATGAACCCATAAAGCTAGGAAAGCCAGTTCTTTTATGTTTCATCTCACCTTTTAAAACTACTCCATTCTTCATTCTAATCATACGAAAGAAAGCATCTGCTGTCTGATCTGTAATTGTTTCCACTAATAGTTGCCCAAAAATATATTCAATAATAATCCAATGTTTGGTCGTAACGTCATAACCAATTACCCCACAATGCTTATAACCTTTCTTGAATTTTCGAGTATGTTTATGCCCATCCTCGTTTTCAAAAAAATATACTAAAAATTCTGTCTGTTTTCCCATACTGATTTCTTTTTCTTCTTATCAAAGATATTCCAACCTCTTGTTTTGACTACAGCTGAAGGCGTAGAAATACCTACTGTTAGCTGTTTACCTTCTCCAGCTCCCATTAACATATACTGTAAAGCGTCATGTACATGAGAATATTTATTTTTATTAGGCTTTTCGTCATAACGATCTCCTGAAGTCTGTATTCTTCTGTAATGGTATCCACCATTAAAACCTTTTTTAAGGTTCACACAGCTAGGGTTTAATAAAAAACCAGCCTTGCCTTCTACTAACCTACTCAATGCCGTTTCTACAGCCTCTATACGCAGAGAAACGTCATTACTTGGAGCTGGTCTAGCCTTGATTCCTTGTGATCGCATAATCTGGAACGGAGTAGCTTCATCTGTCTGTACTCTGAAATCTCCAGCTGGATCTCCATAGATATCTATTGTCAATCCTTTGTAGGTTTTTGCTATCTCGTGTTTTAATAACTCTGTAAATCTAACAATACCCATATCAAAACAAACTAACTCCTGTAAAATTACCCATCTTCCACTAGTTAGCTTCTGTCCAAAGACTGCTGCTGGTGTTAATCCAAAGTCTATTCCAATAAATACATCAGTAGGAAATGGTGTAATTTGCTCTTTGCTTAAATGCATATCTTCAGTCCAACTAGGATAGACAGGCTTTCCTTCTTCTAATGAACCTAGTTTATTCATAACATAAACATCAATCCATCCCTTTGTTTTACCCTTAACTATGTTCTCATAATAAGCATCTGTAATATATTTTTTATTTTCACATAAAGGATTACGATCATATCCAGTCAATTCGCCCTTATCATTCTTTTTTTCTACTAAAGCAGAAGGTTGTGTGTGAAAACTCCAGTTATCTGGCTTAACCAACATCAATGCTTCTTCTCTAGATATATGATCTGGTACTGGTACATCACCAGCCATGACTGCCCACCAATGATCTTCTTCAGGTGCGTTGGTATCAGCAATAACTCCGTACCATGATGCACCACCATCACGCATTGATGGGTATCTACCCACACGCATAGTACAAGCATCAATAATACTCTTAGGTAATTCTCTTGCTTCGTTTACCCATACTCCTGTTAGTTCTAAAGACAGTAGTTTCTTTACATCTTCTGGTCTATCAAGAGCTAGAAAGATAACTTCTAAGTCTGCATCTCCAATAGTAATGTTGTGAGTATAGGGAACTGACCATCTAAAGGGCCCGAATGTATTTTCTGGAAACCAATCCAGCCATGTTTTAATTGTTGTTGTTTTTAATTGAGGGTTCGTGTTCCTGATAACAGCCCAGCGAGATTTTCTTCTTCCATCAGTTCCTTTGTTTTGCTGTAATGCCCTTCTAAATATTTCAATACAGCAAGCAACTGACTTACCACTTCCAACTGGTCCTCGAAGTCCTCTAAAGAAATCGCTTGATTTAAGAAAGCTTCTAAGTGTTTGTCCATCTGGCTTATAATTAAATTCCATTACTTGACTTTTGCAATATGCTCAATCAGTAACTTCTCTCTAACACTTGGTCCTAATGCTTCAATCATTTTATCAGCTTCTTTGTTTGTTAAGAACTCCTCTGGTAAAAATTTAAGATGAACTTTCTTAACAATCTTTCTTAATCTTTGTCTATCTTGAAATGATAGAGGGAATTGTTTTCGATTTTCTAAATCTACTTCTGCATCAATAGGATCAAAGTCTTTTGGTCTAATGATTTCTGTCATCAACACTTCCATTTCCTTAAAGCTAAAGCTTTTCTTGTTGGTCTACCTTTAGAATCTTTCATTGGACCTTTCATTCCACCCATTCTAGCACAGAATGACTTTCTTCTTTTCGCAGCTTTTGATCCTCGTTTAACTTTACCAGTAACAGGTGCTTTTAAATTAGCACCTTCTTTATTCTTGAAGTATGCCCTTCCAGCAGCATTTAAACCACCTTCAGGATTCTGATACTTCTTAGCAACCATTATTTAGATTTCTTTTTAGGAAACCCAGCTTTCATATTCTGATATGCTTTATCTGATATTGTTGATTTTTTCTTACTACGAGAAGTGCCAGCTTTCTTTCTAGCATTAATATTAGCGTAAAGACCTTTGCTTGGCATTATTTTTTCTTTGTTTTTTTCATAGACATCTTTACACCCTTTTTGATAGCTTCTTTCTTAGCGGCTCTCATCCCAGCAGCGTTGTATGCGTATGTTTTGTTTCCTACTTTAGGCATTTGGTTTACTCTCCATTATATTTGTTTTAAATTGAATGAACTCATCAACTGTTTTGTTCAGCATTTCAGTTCTAAATTGGAATAACTGTTCATTCTTAATCTCTAATCTTTCAAGTAAGAACTGAACTCGTTGTCCTAATTCAAAGTTTTGTTTAGCTAATAACTTATTTTCTTTGCGTAAATCATTAGCTTTCTTTTCTGACGGTGTCATAACCATATGTCCTTTCTACAAAAATTATTTCAAAACTGCAAGTAAATATCCAGCTGGATGAACGCCATGTCATAACCTGACAAGCTAGAACTACTGTGAGTTCCTTTGTTTGCAGCGTTGTATCAGGAATATAATTAATTTTTTAAGATAAACAATTCACATAAACTGTCCATTGACAGTTATCTATTAATAACATAGGAGCTTTGCTAAGATAGTACTAGTTCTTTTGCTACTTCTTCATTAATTATCTATAACAAATGCTTAATTTATTAAAAAATATTTTTAAAAAGCCTTCTGTACATCTGAATGAAGGAATTATCCAGTTCTGCAAGGCAGAATATGGCGAAGATTGGAACTATGCCTATCTTTGCTATCAAAAAGACGGAAGATTCCCTATCTCAGTATCTATCAGAGGCTAGATAAACCTCGTGTTCATCTTTGCTAGGCTGTTTTTTCCTTTGGATAATGTTTACCACATAGGAAATAATACCTACTATTTTCATTAACACCGAAACTCCCCCATTCTTTACAGTCTTTAACCGAACAAACTTTATATTTAACCTGTTCTTCTCTACTCCAATTTAATATCTGGACTATGTTGAAGTACCTTTTTGACATCTAATGTTTGTTTAACACCTGTTCACTACTGAATCAAGCAGTTTTTAACCCCACCCCCCTCAGTTGTGAACCTAACGCTGTTGTCTGCGTTTCAAACTATGACAGATCAATGTTGATCTTCAGTTGTCCTTCTACGCTGTGTTGTACCTTGTCTGGGGTGCGTAAACCTACCCTGTCAAGTACATCTCTTGATGCTTCTAATTGAACATACTCGCTCTTGGCACTACCAGCTAAATGGACTAGTTTGTTTGACGCAACCACAGCACCTAGCCCTAATGTTCTCGCACACTGATCCATCATGTATCTCTGTACCTTTGCTGATCGTAGTGTTCGTGATGCCTGTACTCTACCACCATCTTTCGTTGAGTATCCAGCCTTTATTGATGCTTCTTTGATGCTACATCCTGTAGCTACGAGTGTATCTACCAACCTTACTTGTTTCGGTGTTAGACCATACTTCTTTGTGGCTGTGCTTTCTTTGTCTGTGAGATTAGTTTCTTGCGTAGACACCTCTTGTTAGTTATAGATAAGAAAAAAGACTGTCAAGTAAAAAATGTAGACATTCAATATCTATCTGAATACACTGCATATTTCGTTGGGGGTACACAACCCCCAAACCCCCACTTATCTCGTAAAGGATATCTTAAATCCTTTAGAACCTAGCTCAAAAAACTAAGAAAAAACAATAATACAAATGGACAGATTGTCGATGGCATTCGTTATTACGCTAGGGCCCCAACCCCAGCGTTTCTGACACAACAATATGTCGCCTCAAAGGCAACATTTGCATTATTCTTTTTTTTAGTTTCAGTGGTCATCAAGGCGTTATCATGGAGATAACACCATATAACAATATTATAAAATATATAATAAATATAAATTATAATATCTTAAATAGGAGAACTAAAAATGACTACAATAGAACAAAAAGAAACTGAAATCTTAGCAACTGCTAGAACTAATACTCAAGCATCACTCAATACTATGTATCGTGATATGTTACAATTTGATGATTTGTTCAATACTAAATGCGAACTAGGATCAGAGATTAGACGTTTAGATTACAGAATTAATAATCAAAAAACTCTAATGGATAAAAAAGCTGTTGAATATCAAAGACTTAAAGATATCAATGGCTCAAATATCAACTCAGTTCAAGCATCATTTCAAGGTCAAGAAACCTATGCTCAGCAATTATCAAAAATTGAATGGTCTGTTGAGAGAATGGCTTATACCCTTGAATATTTAGAGATCAAAAGACAGGCTACTCTTGATTTCTATGAGGTACATATTGAAAAGTATGTTCCATATTCATCAGGTAAAGTTAAAAACCTTGAAAAACTCAATGATATCAATAACAAAGGTAAAGAATGGTTAGCCAAACATAACCAAGAATTACCAGCAATTATTGAAGGTAGCGAAGTTATACCAGCAATCATTGAATAACATTAATTCTTAATTAATAACATTTATTCCAAAGGGGATAAACCCCTTTGGTTCTGGATAGCAATCCAGAAAAAAAAAGTCGGCTCGCATCCGCTCGCCATAACTTAAACCGAAAGGAGTAAATTAAAATGATTACTACACATATGATATATATGCTATTATTGGGAATGTGGACTGGAGCTAGTTATGCAATACTAGAAGTTCATGTCATAAAACCGATATTGGAAAGGAACTTATATGACTAGTAAAGAGAGATTAGCTGAACAGCTAAAAGCATTCCAAGCCGTAGAATATGAATTAAAACATAATAACGAAGGCATGGATTTAAAAACAGTAGATCATTATCATAAATGGGTTACTGATTTTATCAAACTAATAGAACACGCAATCCAAAAAGAAGATGAATTTGAAATCATTAAGTCAAAAATGATTGAAAAAGAAGGGGATTTAGTGTTCCCATTTGTAGAAAGGACAAAGTAAATGATTAAATGGACTTTAAAATTAGCACCAAAAGTTGCTAAAGCAGTAGCTACAACAGTAGTATACAAATATGCAAAAGATAGAGCCGTATGGTACTATCATAATGCAATTAATCCTAGATATTCAGAAACTATGTTGAATTTATATAGGGTTAATAAAATGGAACAGCAAATGAATCGTGCAGAAGCATTTGGTGTAACCAAAAGAGTATTTCATATATCACCAGAAGGTTATGTATATGATGCCAGAACTGGTGCAGTATATGGAAACATAGATGAACCGAAGTTCAATAAGTTTGAACATGATAAGAAATTTGAACAAGAAATCAAAGAGGAAGGAGAAGTATCATGGACTTAGAACAAAAGAATATTAACGAGAAAATACATAATGTTCTTGTTAAAAACATTGATTTTCAGAAATCTCAAATAGAAGTTGATAAGAAATTCAATGAAAGACTAGCTAGAGTAGAAAGAAAACTACTACAATTACAAGCTAAAATCGAATTAAAGGAGATAATAGATGGGAAAAGTTAAAGCTATGTATCAAGAAAAACAAGAAGAATTGGAATCACAAACCGAATCTCTTGAAAATGATCGTGAGAAGTTAAAAGAAGCATATGTACTTTTAAGTTCTGTTAGCAAATCAAAAATAGTACAAGGTCAAAACTTGGATCTAGCTATTTCATTTGTAGATAAGATTATTAAAGAATGTGATATCGCAATTGATATCAATTATGCTGAGCTAGATGATAACCCATTAACTACCATCTAGCTCTATAAGAGAGGAAAGGACTCGTATATGGACCATGTAATACAATCTCAAAGGGAAATCAACTCACAATTATTTTTCCCTGTTGAAGAAATGCCTATTTATAACCAGCAAGGTGAACTTATTAAGGGTTATAAACAACTAAGAAATGCTGATACAGATCAATTATTATCTGTACAAAAACAATCGTATCAAGTGCTTACAAATGAAGAATGTTTAGTAAAAACAGTAACTTATTTGGATAAGCATTTTGATACTGATGGTATGATTGTACAATCTAAATCAGCTCCAGATGGTACTGTAATCAGATATGATTTTACATTACCTAAATATCAAGAACCATTTAAAGATAGCCGTATCATGCTCAAAGCATCTATGTTTAATAGTTTAAATGGCACAAGATCATTTATATTAATTATTAGTTATGTTTATGAAATATGTACTAATGGCTTAGGTCATAACCTATGGGATATACATATTTCTAAAAGACATAGTAGTAAGAAAGAACTTGTATTAGGTACAGATGCAAAACAATTAAATAATTTGCATGATGTAACAAGATATATGGATAAATGGTCTAAAACAGTAATTACTGATATCGATATTGATTTAGAAACAAATAGATTATGTTTCCAACCAACACATAGAGATAAAAGTCATGTAAATCAACAATGTAAGAAATATATACTTGACCAATATGATTCATACTCTAATAGATATGGTAAGAATTTATTTAGTGCATATCAAGCATGGACACACTGGGCAACACATTACCCAAGTGCATCTATCAATACTGTATATGATAGACAACGCAAGATTGCTGGTATGAAAGTATTAAATTAATAAGTTTAGAATTGCCCGTTGGTAATTCTTTAGGCTCAGGTAGTGCCGAGGGATATATAAACATGAGAATATCTGTTTTTCCTAAAACTACCTACAAGTTTCGCTGAGCGAGAGGATGTCGGTATAAGTAGCTTGATCTCTACTAATGCAGATATGATAGTGCCGATCTGCACATCCTCAAAGTTTCACGTTAGGGAGTAGCTCTCCCTTTCAGGCTGACCGAATAACGTTTCAACAGAGGCGTAAGGTACACCTAAGATGAAGTATGGGCAAATGCCTGAGGTACTCAAGGGTGGTTGTAAGTAGACATAGAGCGAAATTCTATCTGTAGTCGAAAGCTTGTGGGTGATAAAATAATCCCACGCCTTTAGTGAATTGAGTTTTATTCATGGACCAAGTTGATAGTGAAGGGGAAACCCTAAATGGTGATTGAATAAATAAAATTGATCTATTTTATGCAAAAGATAAAGACTAGGAGTCTTTTCGTAGATCAATAAATATACCTAAGGCAAGGTAGTTGCCGTAATGAGATATCATCCTTGCCTTTCGTATAAAAAAACATTACTTCTTGGATATGGAATATGCTTTAGGCAAAAGATTTTTTACTAAAATAATTCCTCAATTCGTAGAAGCTAGAAATAGAAAAGGAATAACACAAGCTAATCTAGATGATATTCTAGGAGTAGCTAAAGGCTTAGTATCAAAATGGGAAGTCGGTATTAGAAAACCGAGTGGCTATTTGTTTTGTTGCTGGGCTGATGCACTAGATTGTGATATTATATTAGAATTGAGGAAAGATGAGAATAGTATATCAAAATAAGAAATTATATATCTCATTAACAAAAGATGAGATTAATAATATTAATAAAAATATCGGTTCTCCTACCGAAATCCATGTAGGTAATTTAAAAGTTTTACATGAAGATGTAAATAAAGCTGTTTTTGATAACTGGAAGGATTTAATTAATGAAGAATATCAATGACATTTTTCAGAAACTAGCTAAACAACTAGAAGATAATAAACTTTCTCCAATGGAACGTAAGCAAAAGAAAAGAGAGTTTATTACTAAATTAGGTTACAAATATTTAGACTATAATAAAGCTAAATGGTTTGATTATTTATATAATTCAAAAAAAGTAGCCGAAAACAAAATTGTATATTATCAAGCTGAATTGTTATATGCAAAATATAAAGGGGAAATAGAAGAATGGAAGGACTACAAACACAAGAAAAGACTACAGAATTTAAGGTCTTAAAAACTATTGGTGGCAGTGATGCTAACAATATTGTTCTAGGTACTTATGCCGAATGGCGTAAGATTGTCGAAGATAAGATCAATGAAGTAACTACTGATCTATCTGATGTATTACCTGTGCAAATGGGTATAGCAACCGAAGAACTAAACCGAATATGGTTTACTAAAGTAACTGGATTACCAGTTCATACTTCTAATAGTATATGGACTGATCCAGATAAACCATATGCTCATGCTAGAGTAGACGGACTAATTCATTCAAATGAAAAAGGAGATAGAGCTGGCGAAGAAGCTATCTTTGAAGCTAAGCATACTAATCCTTTTAAACCTGTAACAGATCAGGTACAAAAATACTATGGTCAGTTACAACATTACATGAATGTATTAGACTTCAGTCAATCATATCTATCAATATTTTCTGGGAATATGAATCATCATATTTTTAAGGTAGATAGAGATGATAAATATATTGCTGATCTAGTATTAGCAGAAAAGTATTTGTATTTATGTATCAGTGATAAAACAATACCTCACCATGATTGGTATGAGGATTATCAAAAGAAACGTAAAACACAATATTTAATAGAGGAGATAAAATGACTTATCCAAATACAGCTGGTTATACTAATAAAACTACTAGTAAAGAATCAGCTAAAAAAATAGATATCTATAGAAAAGCTAAGCTTATGTACAAGATAGAAGATTTATTAAAGTATTTTGTATTAGGTATGACAGGTGATGAAGTAGCTATCTATTTAAAAGAAAATCTAATCAGTATTAGAGCTAGAATTACAGAATTGTCTAAGAATAATGTTATTGTAGATTCTGATATGAGAAGAAAAAATACTAATAACAGAAATGTTATTGTATGGGTACATAAAGACAACATTGAAAGGATGTTTAAATGACCGAACAAAACAATAATAAAGCTATATGGGATCGTATCAAAGTAACTGATCCAAGATTTACTAAAGAAGTAACTTTTGGTCGTGGTTTTACAAGCATTGATCCTATGTATCAAATTGGCAAAATGACCGAAATCTTTGGTCCAGTAGGACAAGGTTGGGGTTATGATGTTAAGTATCATTATGCTGATGAATACATTTCAGCAGAAGTTAAAGTATGGACTTCAAACAAAGATAACTGCTATGGCCCAGTATGTTCATTACTACCTTTAAAAAATTCAAAAGGTAAATTAGATGACGAAGCTGGTAAGAAAGTAATGACTGATGCTTTAACAAAAGCTTTTAGTCATCTAGGTATGTCAGCAGATGTATTTTTAGGCTTGTTCGAAAACAGTAAGTATGTTGAACAAGTCAAAAAAGATTTAGGTATTGGTACTGATAAAGTAACCAAGATATCCTAAAACAGTTGGATGAGAAGGAGTGTTCTAACTGGGGAGTGGTGTCCTTCTTAATCCAAAGTGGTCATCTTCACCACTCCCTTAAACTGAAAATGAATCATGTTACAGAACTAATAGACGAAAGTTTTATTATTGAGTTTTGTATTACTTGTAACAAAAAATATACGAGAGCTATGATGATAAAAAATAAAACAGAATACAAATGTATAGTTTGTTATAATAGAAAGGAAAACAATGAAAACAATGCCTGATATGTGCTACCACGATATATGTATATCTTTGGTAGAAAATTATGATGGTGAAAATCATTACGAAGTATGTCATAATATTTACAAAGGAATCCCTTGGTACAAAAAGCTAATGTATTTAACATTTCTTGGTAGATCATATTTAGATAGTGTGATTGATGAATGTGTCAGAGAGCGACACGACGATTTACGATAGTAAGAAAGGAGATAAATATGAACTCATTCCATATTTTATTTATTCGTATATTTGAATATCTTGATGATCCTGAATTTATTAAAAATTTAGAACTAAAACCTCAAGTAAGAGAAATAATACATGTAAATGAACATCAAATTAGAATGGTTTTGGAAGATTCTGATGATAAAAGATATTTTATGGATATAACTAAAATGCCAGACAAACATCTTAAAAAAGATAGGAGATAAATATGACAATCAATAAAGCAATACTACTTGGAAATCTGGGTGCTGATCCAGAGATCAAAATAACATCAACCGAATCTAAGTTTGCTAGACTCAATCTAGCTACTAACGAAAGATTCAAAAACAAAGATGGTGAAACCACAGAAAAAACACAATGGCATAATGTAGTTGTGTTTGATCCTATGATTGCCGACACAGTAGAAAAATACTGTAAGAAAGGTCAGACTTTATATATTGAAGGTCAAATCGAAACCAGAAAGTATGAACAAGACGGAGTAACTAAATATACTACCGAGATAGTTGTAGCTAAATTCAAAGGTATGTTAAAAATGATAGGCAAACCAGAGGGTTCATCTAACAAAGGTACTCCTGTAGATACTAAAGTCTTAAAATCTTTAGATGACGATTCTACAGATATCCCTTTTTAAAAAGACACTTAATCATACAGGGGAACATATAAATACCCCCTGTATGAGCTTTAAAAGCCTATTTTTTCCAGTTCTCAGCTATCTTTTCACCTGATCTACCAGCAATATACCCTCCAACACCAATTGTTAGAAGATTCCACATAGGATCAGGTATAGACAGCTCTATGGATGTACCGAAAATGATATTAGCGAATGGCATCAATATGTAATTATTAAAAATTACTATGATACAGATCCACATCAGGGCTGGTCGCCATGTTGCAGTAAGCCAATGCTTACTTCCAGCTTCTGTTTGAATAATAGATGCTGCTGCTTGTAGTTCTTTACTATCGTTAGTTAGTAGTTGTTGTGAAATCTCAGCCTTTAACTTCTCTTTCAAATCCTTATCACTAACTGACTTATCAACAACACCTAATGCAATCTTAGCAATAGGACCTAACGCACCTAGTAAATTAATCATCCAAATATTATTCCATAGATTATTAGAACAGCTAAAGCACACACAAATATCTTTGCATTATTGTTTAACTTATTCCATTGATCTATACATTTTGACATAATATCTTTCATAATATTCTCCTTATAAATATATATTATTATCCCATGATCCGTTAGAATTTAGAACCATAGGAACAATGTAAGGTATACCTTCTGTAATAACTCCACAAGACAAAACTGGCTTAGACAAATTTACTTTCATATATGCCATTGCCAATGACTTCTTATCTACTAAACATCCAGTACTCATACCCCAATTTAAATGGAAATCATTTGCAACATATTTAATTTCAGAAACTGTATGAAAGTGTCCTTGTACACAAGACATTGCACTCTCTCTAACAGCTTTTGCTATATCTCTACAAAACTGATGTGCGAATAAAATCTTACCTTTCTCTGTTTCTATAATATGCTTTTCTTTCCATTGCCATCCTTTGCCTACTTCTAATATTTCATTATAATCTTTAATAAAGAATTTAGACATGCCTTTTGCCATGGCCCTTCTTAAAATCATAGAGCCATGATTACTTTCTAATAAAGTCATCTTAGGAAATATTTTCTCCAACTGCTGACACAAAGACCTTCCACCAAGTAATTCATCAGCTGGTGAAGGTAAGTCTGGATTAATAACATGGCTGACATTAATACTATGCCAATCCATTTCATCTCCTATGTGAACGACTGTATCTGGTTTGTATTGTTTATTTAATTTCCTTAAAAAAGGAAACAATGATTCGTGATGATATGGAAAATGACAATCCGATATCACTAATATTCGCTTTGACACGAAATAAATTTATTTGATTTTATGTGTTTTGTATACTTTTACTTGTGCAAAATCCTGTTATATAAAGATCAGGAAGATACTCAAATTCAGATTTAATTTTATTAACTTCATTAACACATTCATTAACTGAGTTAAATTGTTTATTGGTATATTCCATTAAACAGGTATTTTGTAATTCTAATAAAGGATCTTGTATGCAAAAAAACATTATTAACAATACCTTCATCTTATTCCTAAGAGTTTAGTAATAAATAGACTAATTCCTATTAAAATACTACCAAATATTGCTATTGCTTTAATTCCACCAGCTCCCATATTCATTCTTTTTTTTAATTCTTCTATATCTAATTGGCTTTTTGTGAGATCCTTGTGCATTGAATCTAGCTTTTCTTCTATCCTAGCTAGTTTCTGCTCACTACTCATAGTCATTTTATTTTGCTTGGGCGTCTTGGTCTAATAGCCAAGATATTCTATCAAGTTGTTTACGCATCTTATCGTAGTCTTTGTGCATCTCCATAATTCTAGTCATATCTCTTTCATTGTTAGCTATTCTGCTATCCATCTTAGATATAAACCATACAAGCGATACAGATTGTACTGCTATCGCCATGATGATGCCTATGGTTTTACTGTCTATGTTCATTAGCCTTTAGGATATGTTGTTTTTACTTCAGCTATCTTATCACTCCAAGTTGTTGTGCCATTAACACTATCCCAGTATTGCATATCTAACTGGTCTTGGATTGACGGATAAGCACTGGCTCTATCTCTTTGATACTCATTGTTGTCATACTCAGTTTGGAGTAATGCTTTCTCAGCACTTACTTCAGACCATGTATAAGCCTTAGTATCAGAAAAGATAGCAGTACCATTAGCATCTGCACCAGAAACATAATCAACATTACTGTTGTATTCTGCTTCGTTAGTTGGCTCACCTCTAACAACAAACTCGTGGTTTACGTTACCCTTTTTGTTGAGAGATTGTATTGCTGTTGCTATGTCTGTCATTGTTTTCTCCTTTTAAATTTATCCCGCTATTTCCATAGCTGTAAGTGATGAAAATGAAATGTCATGATTAACATTAACTCCACCAGCATTCATGCTTCTAAATTGCATCACATAAGTTAGTTGAGAAGTTGTATTTGGACTGTCTAAATAATTCATACTTGCTGTTTCTTGTGCGTATGGATCTTGATTATTATTCCAAGCAATATATCTTCCAAAATCAACAAGATTACTCCCATCTTTTGTTATTCTAATACCAAGAGAATTATCTCCAGTTGATGAATCTCTTTTTCTTGTCGGACAAGTAACCATTAAATATACTTTAGAAGATGTTGCACTAGGTGTGAAATTTAATGTTAAAATATCTGTATAGCTATTACTTGAACTATTGATACTTGTCGATGATGTTACTTGAAGCACTTGTAAAACTTTCCCTGTATCAATGCCACTAGGCAAAGCAGTAACAGAACTGATTGATTGATTATTTAATCTGATTAACGCCATTATACTTCTATCTCCATTAGTGTCATTTGTGATTGAGCATTTGATGCTTGTGCTTTTAAAGTATGTCCAGAACCATTAGTTGCACCTTGTAATTTATAAGTAATAGATGAAGTTGTTGCGGGTGCATCATAATATGTGAACACTTGACTAGAGGCGTGTTCTACCCATGACGAACCTCCTGCTCCCATATAAAAAGTTTGTGGGGGTGCATCCCACCTACTTAAAGTACCTCTTAATAATTTGAATTTAGCACCTACTTCTGCATTACTACTTCTCGTAATTCTTGCCATACACTGAAATATTACAAAAATCTTAGAACTAGAAGATGTTGGAGTAATACTAAGACTCATTCCTGTATCAGCAAGAGTTGAAGATGTTATAGCAGTTTCAGTTGAATAAACTCCATTTACAAATTGTAAAACTTTTCCACCACCAATAGTAGCACTACCACCTAATGATACTGCACTTCCATTAAGAGTAATTGATGAGTTTGCTAATTTAGCATTAGCTATTGTTCCATCTGTAATCTTTGCATTGGTAACAGCATTACTACCTAACTTCGCTTCTGTAATCGCTCCGTCTGCCACAGTCGTTATTAACCCTGTACCATAATGTAATATCCAATCACAAGTATCACTTGCAGATACTGTGGTATCAAAGGTAATTGTACTACCACTGACACTAAAGTTCCCTTGCTGTACGACACCACTAATACTAATTAATAAGTTATTAGCTGACGAGGGTACAAAGTTAGTTGATGATTTCTGTAAGGTGTAACTTGCTGAACCATCAAATGTTAAGTTATCGAGTACCTCTACATTGGATATGCTTTCTGTTCCTCTACCGATATAGCTCATATTATGCCTCTGGTTTCTCTGGGAATACCACAGCTTCAACATCTGCTACTGTAGTTAATCCGTTAGTAATATCTCTTAATGCTTGTCT